TCATTTCTTACTTTATCAGGGTTAGCAGAAGCTATAATCCAATATAAAGCAGAATTTTCGTAATACTCTTCTGCTAGTAAGTCAAGTCTATCTCCATTTCTAGTTATTATATAAACGTCAGATATGTCTGGTTCTATATAAGGATATATTACATTAACATAATAAGGGAATTTTTTTAAAGGATCTGTTTGTATTTTTGTTTGATTAATTAATGCCATTATTTATATTTTTGATATGTTTACAACTTTTTTAATTTATTTACTTAATATGAATTTCTATCCTCCCCCGGGAAAAAAGTCTTTTGCCCAACTAAAGCCCTTACTTACTGCTCCTTTTACTGCAGTAACAGCTTTATTAACCTTTTCTTCTATGTTTTTAATTGCTTCTTGTCTTATTCTTTCTGCTTCTTCTGCTTTTCTAGCTGCTTCTAAATCTTTTTCTGCTTTTATTTCTTCATATGATGGACCGCCTTGGAGCCTATTAGCATAACCTCTATTTCTACTTCCATACCATTCTATGTGACTTTTTGCTTTCTTTTCATCCAAATATAAAGGTAATTCTCTAGTCCATTCTTGTTCTGATGTAATATTAGGATTAGTATATTTAGTAGGTAATATAAATGGTTCTTCATGTCCCTTTTGAGGAAGAAAGTCATGTACTGGTTGATATTGACAAGTAACATCTAATACATGAGGTAATTGATTCATATCAGTATCATCAGGGGTATTAGCTACTTCCCAAGGATAATCTTTATTCCAACTTAAACCTATAGATTTAAAAAACCCAGGAATTCTATTAAAATAATCTCCAATTGTTAATCTTGTAAAATTACCTCTTAATCGTGTCTTTTTATAATCTCCTGCTGTAGTAGATACTAAATAATTTAATTTTCTATATAGAGGTCTCATTTCTTCTCTTGAAAATGCCGCTACTCTAAATTTAAAATTTATAGATCTATTAAAACCCGCATAAGTAAAAAATGGTTCAGCTCTACCATTGTAAGTATATTCATTCCAATCAGCACTATAATCATCCCCCATACTATCTAAAAATGCTCTAAATACCATTGTTTGGGAATTTGTAGGTGTATCTGTGTCTACTGCCTCTATTCTAAACTTTATATAATCTGAAGGGAAAGGTTGTCCATCTGGCATTGTATTAGAATCTAGATTTCCTTTATGGTAAATTAAATCTAAATTATTTATTTGGTCTTTATAAAGATTTGGTGCTTTTATATTAAGTGATCCATCTGAATTAATAGGGATTTTAGGAAATTCACCTTGGGAGGAATTAACTCCAGGACCAGCATTCATTTGAGGAACTGCTCCCGGATAACCATAATGACCCATTAAATTTTGATTTGCTGCATTTTTTCTTCCATAATTAGAATATCCATTTTTACCTGTATATTTTCTAAAATCTATTATAGGAGTTAAAGGGGTTGCTGGAGATTCATTTGCATTTTCACCCGTATCAGGATCAGTACCCCCATGAATACCCCCCATGTCTCTAGAAACATAATATTGAGATTTATCATTAGCTAAAAATTCACTAGTACCTTGTCTGAAACTAAGGGTTGATTTATTTGAACTATAATATCTTTTTAAACGTGTTTTTCCAATACCATAAACTGAATGAGGTCCACCACTAAACTCATATAATTCTGATTCATATGGTTTAAATTCATTTGCTACTGCTAGGCCTCCCCCAAATGAATCAATATCTAAGGTTCTTGGGTTTGTACTAGAACCCATATCTGTTGGGCTTATAATTCTATTATAAAGACTAGTTAATCTATTACCTTTATAAACATCTAAACTATCCGTAATATTACCTGTGCCCCCCAATATAGCTTCGTCTTCACCTCTTACATGATATTCATATTTTGTATCATTTTCACTATCAACTCTATATCCTTGTTCTACTCTATAATTTGCTCTTCCTATTGGTAAAAGACCTTGTCTTGTAATATGTAATCCTGTAAAATTAGCTAATGTTTGAGCTACTGTATTTACTCCTAAGTTATATAATCTATTTCTTCCTAAGACCCCTGCTCCCTCTTGTAATTTTGGGTTTGTTCTTTGTAATCCTACATTTTTAGCTATAAAAGCTAAACCATTAGCTGAAAGTAAATATTCACCTATTCTTGCAGCATCTGTTAATGCTCTTTTTCCTGCGGTTATTAATCCTCCTCTTACAAAACTATCTGTAACTCCATCTACAACGTCCCATACTCCTGAACCATTTTCATCAGTTAGTTTTGGTAATCTTTGTTTACGATAAGGTTCTGGAGAATCTGCTCTACCAAAAATCCCCATAGAAACATCTGCTCCTTGACCAGGAGTACCATTTCTACCATCTCCATATCCTAAGGATCTTTGTTTAAAAGGAAAATATTGATTACTTCCTGCATCATTATAATCAAATATAGAAATACTTTGCCCATAATTAAACCCTCCACTACTTGCAGGAGTATCATGGAACCCATAAGAGTCCATGCTATTATTATTAGCATCAAACGACTCAAGATCTGTTAAAAGTGCCTTTAACCCCATAGTTTTATTTTATTGAGGTAAACTATTAATATATTTGTTTGGTGTATTACCGTCTAAATCTAAATTGTTTGGGTTTCTTGAAGGAGTTGGCCAGTTATTATTATACACTGTACTTGAATTTACAGTACTGGTATATAATCCTTCTAATCCTTGTTCTGATACTGTGTCTATTACATTTGGGGTAGGTTCCATATCAGGGCTTGTAAATTTATTTTGATATTTTGCAAATCCTGGAGCATTTCCTATTCCCCCTGCTGTTGTATTAAGGTCTTGATATCTGTTAGATCCAGCTGGAGAGGGAGATGGTTTCATACTAGGGAAAGCTCCTCCTGGTTGTCCTGCTCCATAACTAGCATCTGTATTTTTATGATAATTTGATACTGTTTGATCTAATAATGCTACATGTAAATCTTCACCATTTACTTTATACCCTTGTCCATGTTGTGGGTGGCTTACTCCATGGAATAACCCGTTACCATATTGAGTATTATTAAGACTAGGTACTTCATCTAATGTTCCTTGTCCATTTCCTCCTGGTGTGGGACTATAAGTCATTGGGTTAGTAGTTCCTTGACTTCCTAAAGGTCCTAAAGGATCTGTATTAGTACTAGATACATTTCTTCTTTCTAATAAAGCTACCATATGATCATCTGTAGCAGGATATGTTGAACCTCCTTCATTAGGATATTCAAAAGGAGAATCTGTATTACCTGCGCCTTGTCTATGAAAATCATAGTCATAATCTGTTACTCCTACTTCTGGTCCTTGAGCTAAAAAAGCCCCTCCATCATAAGGAGGATTTGGATTAGATAACATTCCTCCAGGATTACCTCCTTGGGAAATAGCTTGATTACCTCCGTGTATGTCTAAATTTGATTTTAAATTTTTTAATCCCATAATTTTATTATTTTATTTTATTATACATATTAGTCAAATATAGCTGAGTTTGCTTTTTCTCTACTTCTAGGACCATTATAATAATTAGATGCTTGGAATGAATCATGTACTATTGTATTATCAATAATTATAGGTTGTGGTGCTGGAGTTGTTTTAGGAGGCGTAGCTGCTCCTTCACTAATCATGTCATTTGCTCTACCTATTCTTGTTCCTGCTATAATAGTATCATTATCATTAAATCTGGTTATTCTTCCTTCTTCTAATAATGTTCTTTTTCCATATCCCCCTCCTTCAAATACAGCATCATCAGCATCTTCAGCACCATTTAGTGCTGCTGAACCCGCTGCTATTACTGCTGCTGCTGCTGCCGCTCCTAAAATAGGTCCTACAACAGGTATTGAGGCTAAAGCTGAAAATGCTTTATAAGCTCCAAATACAACTGCTAACATACCTAAACCTTTTAATGCTTTTCCTATAGGTCCTAACCCAGCTAAGAAATCTCCTAAACCTGAAGCCCATCCTCCAACAAAAGCACCAAAATCTTGTGCGTATCCTAAAAGTACTGACATTCCACTTACTGCTGTTCCTATAGCATTTAAAACATCTCCAAATGGTCCACCTACTAAATCTACAAATATTTGTTTTAATTGAGCTACTGTATCATTAAATTTTTCTTGTGCTGATCTTGCTTCTAATTGTTTAGCTAAATCTTCATCCCCCATTAGTCTTGCTTCTTCTGCTAATTCATTTAAATTAGCTTTAGCTAATAGTTGATCTGATAATTGATCAACTGTCATACCCACAGATTCTGCTAGTGCTTTTTGTTGTAAAACATTCATTTTAGTAAAATCAGCATATGATCCTACTTCTCTATTAATTTCTTTAATTAAAGTTTCATAATCACCTGTTAAGGCAGCTAATCTTGCTTGTTCTAAATTAAGTGATTTTCCTAATAATAATTCTGCTTCTAATTCTTTACCTATAGAGTCTTGAAAATTTAACAGTTGGTTTCCTGCTTCTGCTACTTTTGTTAACTCCATACCAAATTGTTTAGCTAGTGCTACTGCTTTAGCTATTTTAGCTGGATTTCCTCCTAACTGAGCAGATATTTGGCCTCCTATTTTACCTGCTTCATCTAATGTTTTATTTATATTTAATCTAGCTCCTCCTTCAGCTTCGGCTGCTACTACAGCTCTTCTAGCTTCAGTAGTAACAGTTTTCATATTTTTACCAGATATATTAGAAAATTTAGCAAAATTTCCTGCTGATTGTGCAGACATACCTGTCAATTTAGTTAATTTAGCTGTTTCTCCAACTATATCATCTCTCATAGTGGTAGCAGCTGTTCCAAATTGTTCATTTAAAGTATTGAAAGATTTGAGCATATCCGCAGAATTAATTGCGTTATTTTTCATTTCTCGAGATAAACCTGACATATTATCCCTAATACCTTTAGCTTCTCCTCTAGCTATCCCTAAATTCTTTTGTAAATCAGTTACTTCTTTGTCAAATTGGAATCCTGCTTTTATAGCAGCCATTAACATTGCTAAGGGACCAAATATTGCCTTAACTGCTACTGCTAAAGATTTCATACCTGCTTTAGCGACTAACATGGTCATATTTACTCCTTTAACTTGTGCTGTTCCTGCTTCTAATGCTTTTTTGGCTGCTGATCCAAATAAGGCTTTTCCAGATTTACCTACAACTTCAGCATTTTTACCTAATTTAGCTAAATTTGCTTTAGTGTATTGAGATGCATCCCCAAATCCTTTAGAAAAGTTTACTGTTTGTTGTTTTGCTAAGGTTGCTGCTTTTCCTGCTCCATCAAAAGCATCACTAAACATTCCTAGTCCAGGTATATTTTCTAATGTTTTTCCTACATTACTAAAACTATCTGCTATTTTATTGTTTGCTATTTCTTTAGCAGCATCCCTTTGTCTATGTAGAGTTTTTATTACTCCTTTTGCTGCATTTTCTTGTTTTTCAATGTCTTTTAATGCTGCTTTTTTAGCGTCTCCCTCTAATTTATTTGCTTTAAGTTTTTGTCTTTGAATACCTGCTAAGGCCCCTTCAGTACTTTTAATTTGTTCTAGTACTTGTCTTTCTTTTACTTTAGTACCTAATTGGTCTGATGAAAATAATTTTAATTTACTATTTTGTGCAACTAAATGATTAGTTATACTTTGTATTTTTTGTTTTTCTTTAACAGTAAGTTGAGTATCTCTAAGTTCATTTTGAATATTAGTAGAAATATCATTATGACGCTGATTAATACCATCTAGCTCTACTTGTCTGTTTTTGAGCATTTGGATTAATTCCTGTTCTAGGGTTAGTCTTTCTTTTTCGTTTTCGTTTGCCATAATGTAAAATTATTCACGTATAAATATGAAAAGAAAAAGTGCCTATGGCACTTTTTACTTACTAAAATTATAAGAAGTTGGATTTACTCCTGGTCTGAAGATTTTATTGTCATCTCCTATATTTGATTCCCCTCTAGCTTTATTATATTCTTCCTCTTGTTTTTTCTGAAAATCATTAATTGATTGAATATGAAATTTTCTTAACCAAATAGGCATATTATAAACTTCTGAGTGAACAAATCCTCCATTACCATGATAAACTAAATCATGGATTTGAGTAAAAAATTGTTTTCTATAATGCTGACTCAGGCCAAAAAAATGATGTTGCAATGGGAATGGTTACGCCCTCCGCGCTCGCCCCATCTTTAAATTCTAAATCAAATGTCATATCTATATCAGGCATAATAGAACCTGCGTATTCTCTTAAAGCTCTTGCATCTCTAGCTAAAAAAGCACCATCTACAAATTCTCTAACTGTTTTTTTATCGTAACTGCCATCTACAGATAAAATCATGTTTTTCATTCTAGTAGTTAATTCTGAACTACTTAATTTACTTATCTTTTTTAATCCTTTTATTTCTTGGTCTATTTGTCTTTCATCACCATGAGTTAAAAGTTTAAATGTAACTTCTATTTTTGATGTAGGTAAATTAAATGAAAATTCATTTTTATTATTCATGATTAAAGATTCATCAAGTATTATATCTTCAGCTTCAGTTAAATCAACTGTTACTTCTTCCTCTTCTCCAGAATTAGGATTTGTATATGTAAAACTATATTCTTGACCATATCCTAATATTCTAGAAGCAATTAATATAGCATTTTTATCTCCTATTAGTAAATCATTGTAATCTATAGGAGTTATTATAAGAGATTGTAATAATTTATCTATAACAGTACCATTTTTTATTAAATTTTGGTTTGTTAAGATATCTTCCTCTCTAGCTGTCATATACTTCATTTCTATGATTCCATTTTTTAAAGGGGATCCTTCTGGGTAAAGTAAACCTTTTGAAGGTAATGTAACTTCTTCTGAAGGAAATTGAATTGATGTGTTTGTTGGGTTTGTTGGATTTTGTTCCATAACTTTTTTTTTAATAAAAACTATTTTTTAATTATTGTTCAGATATACATATATGTAGAAAAAAGAAAAGCGCCAAAATAGGCGCTTTTTTTTATTATTTATTACTATTAGTAATTTAAGATGGCGTAATCCATTCTAATAGTTAATGAAATTTCAACTGGTGTGTCTGTAGCCCAATCCATTTCTCCAAAATTTGCTTGTGAACAATAAGCTCCTTTTAAAATCCATTCTTCAACTACATCACCTACAGGACCTAAAGCGTTAAATCTAATGTCTTTTTTATAGAAATCAGAATAACCATCTCTACCTGTAACTGACTCATGTGATAATCTTACCCACTCCATTACTGCTTGAGCACCTGATGGTGTTACTGGGTCATAAAGAGTAGCTGTAACATTTTGCCAATCTGCTTTTCCTTTAATCTTTCTTTTTACGTTGATATGGTCAAGAGTTACTTCTCCAAATTGAATATTTGGTCTTGATATTTTTTTCACTAAAAATGCTGGAATTCCATCAATATACATTATAAACCTATTTTGTAGTTTAGGTTCAAATGCTGTGAACATAATTTCGTTTGTGTTTAATATTGCCATCTTTATTGTTTTATTTTATTCCGTTATAAATATAATACTTTTCTTTTTTTTAGTAGCTTCCTCCACCACCTCCACCATCAAATGTAGCTCCTGTTGGTAAGATATTAAAGTCTAAAATTATGAATTCAGCTGTTCTAGTAGGTTGTAAATAAATAGCACCAATTAATCTATTTCTATCTATTTCATCTGGTGTATTATTACTTTCATCCATTTGTACTCTAAAAGCGTATAAACCTTGTCTTTGTTGAATTGACTCTAAATATGGATTTGCTATATTTAAGAATCTGTTTCTTGTTTGTACTGTATTTTGTTCAAATACTAAGTATCTTGAAGAACTTGCAATAAATTTCTTAACTTCAATTAATAATCTTCTTACGTTAATTCTATCGAGTGCTGTTGGTCTTGCTTGAAGTGTTTTCTGACCCCATATACAAACTCCTGTTCTTGGGAATGTTGCTATTGGATTTACTTTTCCTTCATATAAAACATCTCTTTCAGCTTGACTTAATCTTGTTCTTGCTTCAATTACATTTCCTAATACTCCTCTATTTAAACCTGCTGGTGCGAACCATTCAGCAGCAATTCTATCCGATTGAGCTATTGCTCCTGGTACAATTACTGAAGGTGGAACAAATGTTGGTTTATTTTTAGCTGGATCTAATACTTTAACCCATGGGTAATATGCAGCTGCATAATTAGTATCTATTCCAGATGCTTGACTTACTGCTTCTGTGTGTTTATCATCTCTTGTTGTTAAATCCATTACGTAAAAACAATCTGCTCTATCTTCTACTAATGTTTGAGCTGCTGTTGTTACTGTAGAGTGTAATCTATGAATAACTCCAGGAGTTGCTAACATATTAATATCATATTCGTCTTGATTTTCTAATATATCAAGTGCTTTTTGATAAGCTGCTGAACCTGAAGCTCCTGAATTAGATAAATCTAATCCATGTAAGTTAGTTGATGTAATAAATTCTCCTGTTCTTTTTACAATATGAGGTCCCATACCATCAAAACCACCTTGGAATGGTACTGAAAATTTAACTTGATCAGCATTAGGTCCTGATGCTTGTGATTGATCTATTGAAGCACTTAGTGATCCTGTCCATGTTGCTGATGAGTGTCCATTATGAGCATCAACATTAAATTTACCTGTACTATTTGCTATTGTAGTTGATGGGATTGGTCTACAGAAGAAATGATTATCTAATTTAGAAAAATCAAATCCTAAGTATGCTTTTTTATTATATACACTATTAAGTGTTTGTTCTGATTTTGACACATATCCTGGTAATATTGATACTGTAGTAGCACCACTAGAAGATACAATTGGATCTAAAGGTGCTGCGAATCCTCTAGGTGATAATTTAGGGGAAGT